GTACTATGCACCTTCTACGCCAAAGACACCTCTAGGGTCGGATACTCCAAATGAGTATCTTTCTCTAGCTTTGTATCTAACGTTTCCAGTTGAGAAATCACCTTCCATCTTAGTTTGGATAGGTAATCTATCAAAATGTTTCATTCCGTTAGGAACATCCGTGATTATGTACCAAGAATCAGTATCTGTTAGATAGTGATTTACTCTATAACCTTGAGGAACCATCCCCATGTTTTTAATAGCATTGATATCATTATCAGCTGTTCCAACTCTTCCTTGAGATTTTAACAATCTTTCAGAATTAAATTGATTAGCAGGTGGAACAATCATTTTCATTCCACGAGCTGCAATTTTCAGACCACGTTCATCAGTCATTGCTGCAATGTCGATCATTGCTTGCTCTAATGATGTTTCGTTTAAGTCTGATTGAGTTGTTAACGTGTTTGAGAACACAGGTCCAATACATGGGTGGTTTGTCGTAAACAAAGAAACACCATCACCTGAATCATAGTTGTCTGTAGTAGGCAACCCTTGATTAAAAGGTACAACTGATTTGAGTTGTTTTGCATTAGACATGGATCTTGCCAGTGCTTTTGTATAACGAGACGCGAGTCTGTCATACAAGTTATCTTCCATTGCTTCTTCAGTCAAAGCGAATGCAAGAGCCACTGTTTCGTTAGTGTATCTTGCAGTAAATGTTTCCTGAGCATTGTCGTAAGCAACTGCTGAACCTTCCGGTTTAACATATGCGTTAGCAAAGCCAGATAACATTACTTCTTCTTCAAAAGCTCTGTCAGATGACTCAGTTACATAAAGTTCTTTATGTTCCTGATCGTATCGTTTGTACTCCAAGCCAAATAAAGCATTTAGGCCTGGTTCTAGTTCTTTAACTAGTTGTTGTCGTGATATAGCCATAATTACTCCTTATCCAGCTCCTACGGTACCTACTCCATGACCAAATAAATGCATGTTAACCAAAACACGCCAATTTACATTGCCGCCTGTATCAGTTACATCATTATTTTTTGGATCACGAGAAGGACCAATTATTAAAAGTTGAGCAGCAGCATCACTAGAAGCAGCAATTGTGCTGTCATCTAGTTCCGTATTGCTCACTCCGTTTAAAGTACTACCACTGAAATTTACCATGTCTGCATTCGAAAATACATCCGCTAGTGTTGACGCTCCGTCATTGTCTGATTGAATTTCAAACATTTGATTAGGATTATCATAAACAAAAGCTTCAATATCTGCGCTAGCAGGTGGTGTTATGCTTCCAGGATAATAGTTTTTAAACGTAGGTTTTAGTGTAGTTGGGTCATTGTAGAAACATCCCCAGAATGCGCCCATATTAGGTACAGCACCGGCAGTAGCGATATCTACATATCCTGCTGCTGCGATAACTGGTGAACCTTGAAATAAAACGCTAGCATCGCCAGCGTCTATCTTATGTGAACTCATTCCTGTGGAGTCGTCTCCTTGCCCAACTGACTTTAACGGTCTAAGACCGAAAGCGGCATCTTGATTTGCCATAGTTGTTTCCTCCGTTGTCTATAAAATATAGACGGTTAAATTAAATTCGTTGATTGCAGAAATTGTTAATAAACTATTTCTTACCACCACCGAAGGTTTGCGTCGAGTGTCTATCAACAGTGATAGGCATACTCGGGTGCTGATCCCTCAATAGATCTGTTTTGACAGCATCGTCTGCATCTTTAGCTTTTTCAGCATAATACTTTTGACGTGCTACGGCGATCTCGTTGGGCACTCTGGCCAGCAACAGCCCACCAACTCCAATGACGCCTGTATGTTTACCAGTTTCAACCACCGGGTAACCTTGATCTTTGTATTCACTAGCCAAAACTAGTACATACCCAGATCTTAGCCGACCTGAAATATTTTTTTGGTCATCAAAACCAAGACTTTCAGATCTTATCCAACGGTGCCTAAATCCATCTGGTGCAGGCGGAGCATCTAAAGATGACGGCGGTGTCCATACAACTTCACGAGCTTCTTTAGCTCTAGTTTCGGACGCGCGAGGGGCTTTTTTCACTTTTTCTATATTAGTTTCCATATGCTTATGTCTCCTTCACGTTATTTAATTGTTTCGCATAATCTTCTAGTGGCACATTCAGTTTATTAGCAATTGCTACTTGTGACGATGTGAGTTTCACAGTTCTGCGTCCATCTTTGTAACCTGTACGCGTAGCCGAAGCTACAGTTTGTCTAGGTTTGGACGTTTGTACTATAGTATTACCAAATTTGTTGGGAAATTCAAGCTTTATTCTTCGATCCAATTCTCCATAGTAATCT